CCGAGAACTACGACAGCACCTACGTCGGCCCCGTCCTCTCGGCGGCGCTGGGCGGGCAGCGTCTCGACTGGAACAGCGCGGTCTACGCCTGCATCAAGGCCATCTGCGACTCGTTCCAGGAGGCGCCGCTGCGGGTGTTCCGCATCGCGCGGGACGGCTCGGAGGAGTTCGAGAACGGCCACCCCTTGATGGCCCTCCTGGACGACCCGCACCCCGCGCTCTCGCAGCCCGAGGTGAACTGGTGGCTGGAGTACGCCAAACAGGTCCACGGCAACGCCTACTTAAGGAAGATCCGCTCGAGCGCCGGCATCGTGGTGGAGCTGTGGCCGATCTCCCCCACCAAGCTGTGGCCCGTGACCACCACGGCGGACGCCAAGGCGGGGGTGTTCATCTCGTACTACCGGATGGACGTGGGGGACGGGAAGTTCGAGGACGTGCCGGTGGACGACATCCTCCACTTCCGCATGGGGGTGGACGACCGCGACCACCGCCTCGGGCTCTCGCCCCTGCGCCACCTGACGCGGGAGGTCAGCAGCGACGAGGAGGCCACCAAGTTCTCCGACGCCCTGCTGAAGAACTACGCGGTGCCCGGGCTGGCGGTGACCATCCCGCCGGGGCCGTCCCCCACGCAGGAGCAGGTCGAGCAGATCCGGGCGAGGCTACGCGCGGAGTACGGCGGGGAGGGGCGGGGGCAGATCGCGGTGGTGGCGAACGGCGCCACCTTGCAGCCCATCGGCTTCTCCCCCCAGCAGCTCGACCTCAAGGCGGCGCACGAGTTCCCCGAGAGCCGGATCGCCGCCGTGTTCGGCACCCCGGCGATGGTGGTGGGGCTGGGCATCGGCCTCCAACGCTCGACGTTCTCCAACTACAAGGAGGCGCGGGAGGCCCTGTTCGAGCAGACCATCGTCCCCCTGTGGCGGGCGGACGCCGCGACGTTCCGCAAGCAGTTGCTGGTGCCGGACTTCCAGGGCACGCCGGACGTCCGCTTGAAGTACGACCTGAACGAGGTGCGGGCGCTCCAGGAGGACCAGAACCAGATTTACGCCCGCCTGACCGAAGCGGTGAAGGCCAAGTGGCTCAAGCGGAACGAGGCCCGCGCGGAGGTGGGCTTCGACCCCATCGACGGGTGGGACGACGAGGACGAGCAGTCCGCCCTGGACGCCGCCGAGGGGATGCTGGCCCTCCAGCCGCCGCCCGACGAAGAGGACGAGGACGAGGGGAGCGGGCAGGGCGCGCCCCCGCCGCGCAGCCGGCAGGAGGCGCGGATGCGGCGGGTGCTGGCGCAGCGCAAGGCGATGGCGCTGGCGGCCATCCCGGGGATGCTGGACGCGCTGCACGACCTCGCCACCCCGGCGCTGGAGGCCGACCTGGACGCCTACTTCGCGGGGCAGCGGGAGCGGGTGAACGGGAAGCTGGGGCGTGGCGGCGCTTAACGACGTCTACTCGGCGGAGGAGGAGCAGGCGCTGCTCGCCCGCATCATCTTCCCCCGCTACGAGCGGATGCTGACGGCCGTCCACCAGATGGTCGCCTCCAACTTCCCGGAGCTGTCCCCCGACGAGTTCCGCCTGGACGACGCCGCCACGCGCAAGCTGCTGGCGAAGGCGGGGGAGCGGGTGATGCTGATCGACGGGGCCACCCGGCGGGCGCTCCAGGAGGTGCTCCAGTTGGGACAGGTGCGCGGGTACTCGGACCGGCAGATCGCGGACGGCGTGCCCGAGGACGGGTACGGCGGGGTGGAGGGGCTCTACCTGAACACCTGGAAGAGCCGGCCGGAGACCATCGCCCGCACCGAACTCAGCGAGGCGATGGTCCAAGCCAGCCTCGACCGCTACGAAGCCACCGGGTTAGTCCACGAGGTCGAGATCATCGAGCACAGAGACACCGATGATGCCTGCGCCGCTCGCAATGGCAAGGTGGTGCCGCTCGCGACTCGGCCCGGCCTCCTGCACCCGAACTGTAGGGCTAGCTTAGTGCCTGTGGTTCGGACGGAGGCAGCGCCATGACGGTCATCAGCACCGCTCGGGCGCAGTCGGAGGCAGACATCTTGATTATCCGTTCGCTGAGCCGGAGCACGCGCCACCCGCGATTGGTCAAGAAGGCGTCCTTGCTGTGATCGAGCCGCTGCTGCTTGGGCAGGGAGTGCCAGTAGGTGCCGTCGCACTCCACCACCAGCATCACGTCCCGGAAGGCGAAGTCGACCTGATAGGGGCCGATCTGTGCGTGAGCCTCCGGGTGCAGACCCAGGCAGCGTATGGCCTCGGCCATGCTGGTCTCCAGGCTGCTTGTTCGGGGGTGCGCCATCCGGGCGAGCGCCGAAGCGCAGCGGCGGGAGCAGGCCCGGAAGCGCGCGACCAACGAAGGCTTAACCTCCCGCTCTGCACCGCAGACCTCGCACCGCATCAGGGTCTTGGGCTTCCAGAGCGGGTGCGCTTCCCCCTGACGGGTCAGGGCCGCGTGTCTCTTCGCGCAGATGCGGGAGCAGAGGTAGCTCTTGCTGTCGCGCTTGAGTTCATAGACGCGGCCGCAGAAGGCGCACGTCCGGGGGATCGGGTACTTCGAGGGCTTGGCCGTGGCGGCGTTCGCGCAAGGGCGCGAACAGTAGCGCCGGTCGGGTCCGTAGTGGGGAAAGAATGGCTGTCCGCACTGGTGGCAGACGAGCAGCGTGCTACGATTGCGGGGCATTCGGTACCTCCAGTACCAGTGCCAAGCCCCCGGCTGTTGCAAGCAGCGCGGGGGCGTTTCTGTGCCTCAATTATACCTGGTAGCGGGGTGGTTGAGTGACCGCTACCGCCCTCGCCCCCCGGCTCCTGCGGCCGGACGGGTTGCCCTTCGACTTCGACCCGGACGTGGACGCGCCCCTCGAGGGGCCGTCGGTGCTGGCGTTCGTGGGGCCGTCCTCCCCCGCCTGCAACATGTGGCGGGTGTGGCAGCCCTTCTCCAGCCTCCAGGTGCGGGGCTACCGGGCGGAGTGGGCCTGGCTCACCGACGCCCGCTCGGCCGACCACATGCCGTTCTACGACGCCTTCGTCTTCTGCCGCTCCATGTGGGAGCGCAAGGACTGGGCCGGCGCCAAGGGGTGGCTGGCCCGCCTGCGCCGGGGCGGGAAGAAGATCTTCTACGAGGCGGACGACGACCTGTTCTCCGAGTTCATGGTCGACCAGCAGATCAAGGGCATCGCCTCCGAGTCCACGCGGGAGCGGCTCCGGGAGGAGGCGGCGTGCCAGCGGTGGGCCATGCAGCAGTGCGACGGCGTGACCGTCTCGACGCAGCGCCTCGCCACCACGGTGCGGGCGTTGACGGACAAGCCGGTGGCGGTGGTGCCCAACGCCATCGACGCCGAGTGGTTCACGGCGGTGCAGCGGCTGGCGACCCGCACGGTGCCGGGGCTGACCATCGGGTGGGCGGGCGGCCACCGGCCGGACACGGACGTGGGGGCGATGGCGGTCGCGTGGGGGCGGATCGCCAAGCGGTACCCGCACGTGACGTTCGTGCTCATGGGTTACCAGTCCGACGCCGTCTGGTCCCGCGTGCCCCACGGGCGGATCAAGGCCGTCCCCTGGATGCACCAGTCGGAGTACCCGATGGGGCTCGTCGACGTGGACATCGGGTGCTGCCCGTTGGAGGACAAGCCCTTCAACCGCAACAAGACGCCCATCAAGGCGTGGGAGTACGCCCTCTCCGGGGCGGCGGTGGTGGCCTCGCCCACGGTCTACCGGCAGGTCATCGACGGCGGGCGGACGGGGTTCCTGGCCGAGGACGCCGACCAGTGGGAGGAGGCCCTCTCCGTCCTGATCCGGGACGCGGGCGTCCGGCAGCGCATGGCCGCCGCGCTCAAGGCGGACGTGCTGAGCAAGTGGTCGCTCCGCAAGAACTTCCGACGCTGGCCCGATGCGTGGCTGAAGCTCTGGACGGCCGCGGCGTAGGCGCTATACTGCCTTCAGTTAAATAAGCGGCGGCCGACGACCGGCGCCGGTACGGACCCTTCGGGGTTCGGCCGGCGCTTTTTTGGTGGTCCGCCGCCCCCGCAGGGGAGGGACGGTTCCGGTGGATCTCGCGTTCGGCGCCCCGCTCCGCATCACCGAGGTGAAGGCCGCGGGGGATGCGTGGGAGGTGTCCGGCTACGCCTCCACCTACGACCGCGACCTGGGGGACGACGTGGTCGTCCCCGGCGCCTTCCAGAAGTCGCTCACCGCCGGGCGGCCCGTCCGCTTCCTCTACTCCCACGACCCGAGCCAGGTGCTGGGGACGGTGCAGGAGCTGAAGGAGGACGAGCGCGGGCTGTTCGGGCGCTTCAAGATCAGCCAGACCGCGCTCGGCAAGGACGTCCACACCCTGTTGAAGGACGGGGCGCTAGACAGTTTCTCCATCGGCTACCTGCCTTCCGAGTTCGAGCACGACCGCAAGGCGGGGGTGCGGAAGCTGACCGAGGTGGAGCTGCTCGAGGTGAGCGTGGTCGCGATGCCGATGAACCCCGCCGCCGTGGTGACCGGGGTGAAGGCGCTGGACGGGGTGGCCCTCCAGCAGGCCATGTCCGCCTACGTCGCCGACGCCGAGGCCCGGAAGCGGGCGGAGGCCGTCGAGCGACCCATCGAGGCGATCCTGGACGACGCGCTGCGGGCGGTGAAAGCCCTCTGCGAGCGTCGCCGCGCGGACGGGCGGGAGCCCTCCGAGCGGGTGGTGGCCGCCGTCGACGCCTACCGCGACGCCCTCCTGAAGAGCGCGGCCGAGCTGGCCGTCGCCGTCGAGGGCGCGGACGAGGCGCCGGTGGCACCCGAACCCACTGAGGCGAAAGCCGAGGCCGGGGCGGGCGCGGCCGCCGAACCCACGCAGGCCCTCGCGGGAGCGGGGCTGGTGGAGCGACACCAGCGGCGGAAGCGCATCAACGCGCTGATCGCCAAGTACCGCGAGGAGGACGACGCCGCATGACCACGCAGATGGCCGCGCTCGGCCGGAACATGACCCTGGACGAGATGCGGAAGGAGTCGCTGGCCCGCAACGAGGCCGCGGCCGCGATCGAGGCCAAGTTCATGGACTCGGCCATGCCCCAGGTCGAGAACGAGGAGGTCAAGCGCCTCCTGTCCGAGGTGGACGTCCTGGAGGCGAACATCCAGGCGCTCGAGGAGCGGTCGGGGCGGAACGACCGCATCCAGGGGGCGATCAACAAGTACCGCCAGCCCCAGCGCCCGCAGCAGGCGGCGCAGGGCGGCGAGCCGTTCCTGTCCCCGGGCGACCAGTTCACCCGCGGCGGGGCGTACCTGGACATCAAGAACCGCGGGCTGTTCGAGTCCCCCCTGAACCGGGTGGACTTCGGCGTCCAGATGAAGGAGGGCACCAGCCTCCTCCAGTGGAAGACCCTGCTGTTCGCCTCCACCTCGACCTCCGGCGGCGCGCTGGTGAACAACGACGTCCGGCCGGGCATCTTGGAAGTGCTCCAGCGGGAGATCACCCTCCTCGACCTCATCCCGCGCCTGACCACCGACAGCGACACGGTGGAGTACGTCCAGCAGACGTCGTTCACCAACAACGCCGCGGCCGTGGCCGAGGCGACCGGCAACGCGCGGACCGGCACGGACGGCACCAAGCCCGAGAGCGCGATGGCCTTCCAGACCGTCACCGCGGCCGTGCGGACGATCGCCCACTGGCTGCCGGTCACGAACCGGATGCTGGCCGACGCCTCGCAGATCCGGGGCTTCATCAACAGCCAGCTCCTGCTGGGGCTCTCCCTGGCGGTCGAGGGCCTGGTGCTGACCGGGGACGGGACGGGCGAGAACTTCACCGGCATCCTGAACTCCGGCATCAACGCGATGGCGAAGGGGTCGTTCAACGAGGTGGACGCCCTGTTCCGCGCCCGGACCATCGCCCGCACGGCGAGCAAGCTGGCCCCCACGGCCATCGTGCTCAACCCGGTGGACTACGAGCAGGTCCGGCTCCTGCGCGAGAACTCCGCCTCCGCCACGCTGGGGCAGTACCTCATGGGGCCGCCCAACACGCTGGGCGTCCCCACGGTGTGGGGCCTGCCGGTGATCGAGTCCGAGGCGATGACGGCCGACACCGCGCTGGTGGGCAACTTCACGCAGGGCGCCTCCCTGTTCGACCGCCAGCAGAGCGCGGTGCGGGTGGGCACGATCAACGAGCAGTTCATCCGCAACATCCAGACGATCCTGGCCGAGCAGCGCGCGGCCTTCGTGGTCTGGCGCCCCACCGCGTTCACGCGCGTCACCGGCTACTAGCCGATGAGCGAGGGGGCGGTGCGGGAGCCGGCGGGTGCGGGGGTGGCCGAGCGGCCCCCCGCGGCGCCGACCCCCCCGCGCCGCTCCCGTCGCGGGCGCACCCTCCGCAGCAAGATGCGGCGGGGCTACGAGGACAAGATGCGGCGCCCCGCTGAGGACAAGTCGATGGGCTGGGACACCTACGGGAGCGCCCCGGCGTGACCGGCGTCCTGTACGCCTCCCTTCTGGAACTGAAGCAGTACCTCGCCATCGGCGACCAGGCCAACGACGTCGACCTGGAGCGGGCGCTGGACGCCGCGTCGCGGAAGATCGACGGCGAGTGCGGGCGCGTCTTCGGCCTGCTGACGGCGCAGACCCGCCTCTACTACCCCGAGAGCGCCTGGGCGGTGCGGACGCCCGACCTGGTGTCCGTCACGACCCTGAAGACGGACCCGGACGGCGACGCGACCTTCGACACCACCCTGACGGTCGCGGACTACGAGCTGTGGCCCCTGAACGAGGGCCGCTACCAGGAGATCCGCATCCGGCCGCAGGCGGACGATAGCTTCACCCCCGGCAGGTACGTCCAGGTGGTCGGCACCTTCGGCTGCGTGGTGGACGGCGGCCCCCCGGTGGAGGTGCGCCAGGCCGCCCTCATCATGGCCTCCCGCTACTACAAAAGGTCTGAGGCCCCGTTCGGGGTGCTCCAGAACACCGACCTCGGGCAGTACACCCGGCTGTCGCAGACCGACCCCGACGTGGCCGCCCTGCTGGCCCCGTGGAAGCTCACCGGGTCGTCGTGGGTGATGGTCTGATGGCCGCCCTCACCATCGAGATCGTCGGGGACGAGAAGCTGGCCGCCGGCCTGAGCAAGGCCGCGGGGAGCGTGCTGCCGGCCCAGACGAAGACGGCGATGACGGCGTCCCTCCTGCTGATCGAGGGGGACGCCCGGCGCGGGGTGAGGCGGGACACGGGGCGCCTCCAGAACAGCATCACCCACCGCATCTCGGGGGGCGGGGGCAACCTGACGGGGGAGGTGGGGCCGTCCGTCAAGTACGGCCTCTACGTGGAGCGCGGCCGGCGTCCCGGGAGGCCCCCTCCGGTGTCGGCCGTCGCGGCGTGGGCGCGGCGCCACGGGGTCAGCCCCTTCCTCGTGGCCCGCGCGATCGGCAGGAAGGGCGTCAGGCCGGCGCCCTTCCTGCTCCCCGCCTACGAGAAGAACCGCGGCCGGATCACCGACCTCTTCGCCAAGATCGGCGCCAAGGTGGTGGAGGCGGCCCGTGGCTAGCTCCATCCTCTCGATCAAGACCGGGATCAAGGAGCAGCTCGCCACCATCTCGGGCGCGCGGGCCTACGCGACGGTGCTGCCGAACCCCTCGGACAACGCGCTGTGCGTGGTGGGGCCGTCCCGCTGGACGTACTCCCGCGACTTCGACGGGGGCGTCCAGTACTTCTTCGAGGTCGCCATCTACCTGGCGCCCGGCGACCTGGTGCGGGCGCAGACCCGTCTGGATGCGTTCCTCGCCCCCACGGGCGCGGCCAGCATCAAGCTTTT